ACGGATTATTCAGGATGGTAAAGACTTACCATGAAAACGTTCCAGAGGAAATACGACCACAAACCCTCCAGTCAAATGAGAAAGCATTAGTATTTGATAATCCAAGGGGGACTGGTTTGAAGTCTCGCTATGACGTAAAGACATGCGACTCTAAGGGTGGAAAAGGAATTACTACCCATTATAATCATTGGTCAGAATGCGCTTACTTTAGCAAGAACTCCTTGGATAATCTCTCAGGTTTACTCGAATCAATACCTTCTGGATTTCCGCATATCCTCGGCACAGAGGTAATAAAAGAAACAACCGCAAATGGTACGTCTGGCCACTTCTATGATCACTGGTGTGAGATGGATGATGATATAAAGGCTGGACGTACACCAGAATATATACAGGTCTTCATACCGTGGACATACGATGAAGACTACCGCATACCGCTAACCATAGCACAAACCAAACGAATAGCAGAGACCCTTGACGATGAAGAGAAATGGCTTATGGGCTTTGTTAATCCAGACGGCACACGTGTAACCATTGAAAACATAGCATGGCGTAGATGGAAAATAGGTGAGGTTATAGCTCCTATAGGATTCACTAAGGAAGACTTCTTTAAGCAGTGGTTCCCTATGACTCCGGAGGAAGCATTCGTATTCTCAGGTAAGAGCATATTTGGAATATCCGATCTAATGGCGGCACGACTTGAATGCTATCCACATGAATCAATAGGTGAATTCAACTACTACGGCAAGTTCATAGATAATCCTAAAGGTATTATGAAGGTATGGCAGAAGCCTAAGATGGGTGAGAAATATGTGATAGGGGTTGACGTTGCAGAAGGTATCGCTGGAGAGAAACATGACTTTTCTTCCGCAGATGTTATCAGGTGTTCAACAGGCCAACAGGTAGCTACAGTGCATTGCAAGTTGGACCCTTACCAGTTTGGAGTATTCTTAAATCACTTAGGTAGATACTACAACACTCCTTTAATGGGTGTTGAGGCTAATAACCATGGCCTGACCACCATCACAACGCTTAAGCATAAGAACTATCCTAAGATATACCAGAGAGAAACTCTCGATGCACAAGGTACAGGTCGTAAGATGAAGAAAGCTGGATGGCTAACTACCACAAAGAGTAAATATAAGATCGTTGATGGTTTAGTTACTATTGTAAGAGATAAGGATACGGGTATTGTGTGTGAGGATACAATTGAAGAGTTTAGAAATTATTCAATACTTGAAGATGGTAAGTTCGGTGCGGTTCCAGGAAAACACGATGACAGGGTCATGAGCTATGCAATAGCACATGAGATGTACATGACCATGCCTAAGATGAGACTAAGTGCCGATAAGAGAAATGCGAGAGAACGTACATTAAATTTAAAAGAAGCAGTAGTAACTACCACATGAATCGTTTGACTTTTAGAGTATTTGTTTGTATAACAGTATTAGTAAGTAATTCGGGCTAGATTGCATATTACCAGTTGACGGGTTTCCCATAACTGCTACGTGCCTCTAGTCCTTTTTTTTATGGAGAAATTTATGAGCCTGGTTCAAGCAAAGTCAGTTGACGCTGTAAACGAAGAAGAACAAGGAAGGGAGAAGTTGAACATCGATGGAGAGCCTGAAAAGCTAACCTACGGTGCTACACTCAAAGCACGATGGGAATCATGGAAGTCGATAAGACAACCACAAGAAGACCAATGGCTTACCAACCTAAGACAGTTTTATTCGCAGTATGAATCAGGAATCGAAAATGCAATAAAAGCTGGAAGGTCGCACACGTATGTAGGTATTACACGAATGAAGGTAATGTCAGCATACTCACGACTTCTGGACATATTCTTTCCAGCAACTGGTAAGCCACATTGGAAAATCGCTCCCACACCAGAACCAACAAACTTCAAGGAAGAGGAAGCACTGCCACAGGCCATATCAACTGGTATTCCGGATGCACCACAAGTTAATAAACAAAAATCACCAGCCGAAGTAGCGGGAGAGGCAATGACTGTTAGGATAAAAGATCAATTGGTTGAAGCTGATTATGATCTTCTATTCTTAGAATCCATGCTTGAACAAGTAATACTTGGAACTGGTTGCCTTAAAGCAGCATCTATAAAAATAGAAAAAGACTATGGATGGGTAATGACGGAAGAACAAGGTTGGTTGTTTCAGCCTAAAGAAAGAATAGATATTAAGCCACAGATAGAGGCACCGTCTATCTTTGATGTATACCCTGACCCGAATGCAGCAGATATGAAAACAAGCATTGGGTGTTTCCAGCGTCACGTAATGAACAAACATGAGTTTAGAAAACTAAAGAAATATGCTGGATTTGATTCAGGCGAAATAGATACACACATGTTGAGATTTCCAAACGGAGATCATACAGATGAATATCACGAAATAGAAAGAAAGAAGTTGGCGCACCAGTCTCAGATAGAGGAAACGCATACCAGATACGATCTATTCGAGTATTGGGGCTATGTTGATGGTGCAGAACTTTACGATCTTGGATTGGATATTCCAGAAGAGGATTGGAGTGACGAATTCTTAGCAAATGTATGGATTGCAGGGTCAGAAGTCATCAAGTGTGAGCTTGACCAATCGGTAGATGACGGTCTACCATTCTTCTTATTCCCTTATGAAAAGGTTTCTAAAAAGATATGGGGTCGTGGAGTGCCAGAAGTTTGTGCTGACAGTCAAGAGATACTTAACGCAGCAGCACGGAGGTTACTGGATGACATCGCTTTGCTTGGTCCTCAGATAGAGGTGAATATAGATGACCTAGATCCAGCAGCATTAAAAACGATTGATGAAATTTATCCATTTAAGGTGTACCCAAGGACTGGTGGAGACTCGCAAACTCCATTACTACGTATCCACAAGATGGACAGTGTAAGCAGGGAACTGATAGAAGTAATTGGTATATTCAGAACTTTCATAGACGAAGAGTTAAATCTGCCAACTGCTGCCACAAGTGGGCAAGGAGGTGGTGCGGAAACCGCACAGGGTACAGCTATATTACAACAAGCTGCAAACGTTGTACAAAGATCAGTTGTGAAGAACGTAGACAAATATGTTATTGACCCATTTATCACCAAGCTATATATGTTCTTCATGCAATGGAGTAACGATGATACTATTAAAGGTGACATGAAGGTTGACGCTAAAGGTTCTGAAACGCTAATAAAAGCAGAGGTCATGACTACTCAACTTATCAATATGTTAAATATCACAAACAACCCAACAGATAACCAGATTACTAAACGTCCCAACATGATCCGGATGATTGCTGAGAACCAAGGACTCAATGAAGACGATGTTGTTAAGACACCAGAAGAAATCGCACAACTTGCTGACGACCCAATCAAGAAGAAAACAGATGAACTTGCAATACAGAAGTTAACTCTGGAGAACCAAGAACAGGAGGGCAAGATTGAGAAAGCACAGGCTGACGTAAGGAAGGTTGACGCTGCAATACTTAACGACAAAGAATTTATGAGGCTAAAGGGTATCGAGTTAAAAGGTAAAGAAATCGAAGCGGCTGCTCTTCTGAAACTGGAAGAGAAGAAAGTTGATGCCGATATAGCACAGGGTGTAAACAATCCTAGAAACGGTAAGACGGCTGACAAGAAAGCTGGGCAAAAGAAAACAACTGTGGGTGCTACAAGGAAGCAGTCAAAGAATGATGGATTAAAAACTAATAACAAGTAGGGGAAACCATGGCTAATAGTTTTGAAGATATAGAAGCAGAAGCAGTATCCATATTAATGAATGGTGTAACTGGACCCGCATGGCAGATACTTCAAGAGTATTTCCAAAGGCGATTCGATTTCGAAAGAGATCAATGTGTTCAGGTACCAAAGGAAAAGGTTGAAGTACACCAAGGTATGGCAAGGGCATTTAATGACTGTATTAATTTAAGCAAAGATATGTTAAAACATTTTGAAAGGTAGGGGAACGTGGCGAAAGAAAATGCATCAGAAAAAATAGCGCAAAGTACTGGTGGTGAAACCGATAAGTATGGTCAACAACTTGAAGATGAAGCCGATGCAATCATAAACGAAGTGTACGGTAAAAAGGAAGCCAGTGATGATAAAAACACTAAAGAAGATAAAGACGCTGATACTGAAGACGATGATAAGAATAACCTGGAAGATGACGATAGGGATGGCAAAGATGATGACGTAAGCGAAGACGATGGTGAAGAAGAAAAGCCTGATAAAGACGTTGATGATTTAATGGC